AAGTTGCTGGATTTACTACATCTGCTAAAACCAGACCTTTGATTATATCTAAATTGGATGAATATTTTAGAAGCAAAGAAGTTATAGTTCAGTCCTTAAGGTTAATTGATGAGTTGTTTACTTTTATATGGTACACAAATAGAGCAGAAGCGATGAGAGGATACAACGATGACTTAGTAATGGCATTCTCTATTGGATTGTGGGTTAGAGATACCGCACTTCGTTTAAGACAAGAAAGAATGGATTTAGCAAAAGTTGCAATGAATTCAATATCATCAACTGGTTTTTCTATGGGTTCGGCAAACGAAAGAATGAATGGAAATCCATACCAAATAAACATTGGTAATGAAAATGAAGATATAAGGTGGGTATTCTAATATTTATATGTATGAAAATCTTAGTAGAAAATATTGAAACAATAAACGAAGGATTAAGATACCATCAAAGTGTTGGTACACCTATCCACGAATCAATTTATAGATATGGTTCACAAAAGTATTTTGAAATGTTCAAAAGTGCTAGAACCCTATATAACGAAAACAAATTGGTTTTAGAAAACTTACAAGATAAGTGGTTCATCACCGAAACCGATTTAGGTGAAAAAGGAATTTTTGAAGGAAAAGAAGTTTGGTTAGATTTCCCAATTTTAGAAGCTGAACATCAAGGAAAAGATGTTGAACTTAATCAACCCAAAAAAGGTGGGCCTAAAAAATGGTATGTTTATGTAAAAGATGGAGATAGTGTTAAAAAAGTAACATTTGGGGGATACAACTGGTTTAAAAGTTAAAATAAATAACTTAGAAGCTAGTAAATCATTTGCAGCCAGACATAAATGTGATACTGAAAAGGATAAAACATCTGCAAATTGGTGGGGGTGTAATCTACCAAAATATGCGAAACAATTAGGTTTATCAGAACCAGCTTATAGATATTGGTAATTTAAATAATTATTCGTATATTCATATGATAGACGGAAAGTATTATGATATTTTTTTGAGTAATACAAAAAGATATAGGGTTTTTAAGGAGGAAGTGGATGATAGGGAATTAATGTGGCATCAGGATGAGTGGGATAGGAAGATTTTGGTTTTAGGAGGAAAAGGTTGGAAAATTCAATTTGATGATGAGTTACCTTTAGAACTTAAAGAAGGAAATGAAATTCAAATAGAAAACCATAAATTTCATAGGGTTATTAAAGGAAACGGTAATTTGATTATTAGAATTATTGAGATAAATAAAAATTAAAATGGCAGAAAATAAAAATAGTTCGTTTTTCGAAAGAATGAGAAAGTTGTTCTCTACTAATGTTATCATTAAGAGAGAAGATGGAAAAACGAAAGTTGTAGATACGGAGCAAAGTCAAGCTCAATCTAACCTCAAATCAATTAAGGATAGGTTCTACAAATTACAAACGGGGTATCAATACAACGCATTACAAACACAACTTTCTTATCAAACAATAAGAAGAGAATTGTTTTTGGATTATGATGCTATGGATCAAGACCCAATCATTGCATCCGCTTTAGATATTTACGCTGATGAAAGTACAACTAAAAATGAATTTGGTGATGTATTAACAATTAAAACATCTAACCAAAATGTTAAAGAGGTATTGCAAAACTTATTCTATGATATAATGAACATAGAATTTAACTTATGGCCGTGGGTTAGAAACCTTTGTAAGTATGGAGACCAGTTTTTAGTTTTGGAAATAGTTGAAGGAGAAGGAGTAGTAAACGTATTCCCTCAATCAGTTTATCATACACAAAGAACTGAAAATCCACATGATCCTTCTAGAATTAATAGACATGAAACGGGTATTAAATTCACAGTTGATCCTGATTATTTAGGTAAGAAGGAATATGATAACTATGAAATGGCTCACTTCCGTTTATATTCAGATACAAACTACCTACCATATGGTAAATCTATGATTGAAAATGGTAGAAGATTGTGGAAACAAATTACTCTAATGGAAGATGCGATGATGATACATCGTATTATGAGAGCACCTGAAAAAAGAATATTTAAAATCGATATAGGTAACATCCCTCCTCAAGAAGTGGATAACTATATGCAAAAAATTATTAATAAGATTAAGAAAACTCCTTTCCAAGATCAAAAGACTGGAGATTACAATCTTAAATATAATATGATGAACATCACCGAAGACTTCTTTATGCCAGTAAGAGGTGGTGATAGTGGAACGCAAATTGATACACTAAGTGGCTTAAATTATGCAGCAATCGAAGATATTGATTACTTAAAGGCTAAATTATTCGCAGCGCTTAAAGTTCCAAAGGCTTTCTTAGGATATGAAGAGGATATCAATGGTAAAGCTACATTAGCAGCGGAAGATATTCGTTTTGCTAGAACAATTGAAAGAATTCAAAGAGTAGTAGTATCTGAATTAACTCAAGTTGCGATTGCTCACTTAATAGCAAATGGTTTTGAGGGAAGTGAAGTTGTTGATTTTTCATTAGAATTAACTAACCCATCTACAATTTATGAGCAGGAGAAAATCAACCTATGGACTGAAAAGGTTAGATTGGCTACTGATATGAAAGCGTTGAAGATGATTTCAAATGATTGGATATACAAAAACATATTTAAATTATCTGATGAAGAAATTGATCAGAATAAAGAAGATGTTGTAACCGATACATTTGATTTAAATAGATTAACTAAGATTGAAAATGAGGGTGTTGATCCTTATGAAGAGCAACCGCAAGAAGACAACCTCAAAGAACAACCACAAATGGGAGGAGAAGAGCAACCAACTCAAGAACCACCAGCAGAGGGAGAACCGGTTGTAAAAGATAAAGCACAAACATCGGCAGAAAATGGTAAAGAAGGTGGAAGACCGGCAAAAGCAGGGGATAGTGGAACTGATGAAAATGCTTTTGGTAGAGACCCATTAGGTAAAGATGATATAACGAGAAATTTCGGAAGAGAAACCAGAAAAGAAAGATTGGTATCTAAATTAAAAAATATTTCTGAAAAAGAAAGATTTTTAAAGGATACAATCAGAAAAAAGATTCAAGCTCGTTATGATAAGAAAAATGGTAAAAAGGTTCTAAATGAGGATATCCAATCACAAAATGATGATTCGGGTTCTCTTTTAGATGATAAAAACATATTGAACGATATCTAATTTTTAGGTAATCGTAAGTTATTTTATATTTATATAATGTAAATATTTACATATATAATAGACAAAACAGACGTTTGTAATGAAAGTTAAACACTCAAAGTTTAAAAATACCGCTATTTTATTTGAATTATTGGTTAAACAAATAACGCAAGAAGTGTTATCTAATTCAAATAAAAACCTATCGGAAAAAATTATTAAGGAATTTTTTAACTCAAAAAAGGAGTTAGCAAAAGAACTTAAATTATACAATTGGATTGTAAAAGAAAGATTTTCTAATAATGATGATGCCAAATTATTCTTAAATGAAGTAATTGAGGAAAGAAAGAAGTTAGATGAATCTAAACTTGCAAAAGAAAAATATAATCTAATTAAAACAATTAAAGAATCTTATGAATTAGAAAAGTTTCTTTCTTCTAACTTGCAAAACTATAAATTGTTGGCTTCAATCTATAAAGTATTTGAAAGTAAAACAATTGGTAGAAAAGTTGAGATAAGAGATTTTATCGATTCTAATAATACAATTTTAGAACATATTACAAATGTTAAACCTGTAAATAAACCACAGGATAAATTATACGAAGAATTTAAGAAACAATCTGAAGATTTAAGATTGCTTACCTATAAATTATTAATTGAAAATTTCAATAACAAATATTCTAATTTAGATGATTCTCAAAAATCTCTTTTAAGAGAATTCATCAATAATGTTTCAAATACTTCTACATTTTCCAAATTCATCACAGAGGAAACTAAAAAAGTTTTATCATATTTGGTATCCGAATCTAAGGATATTAACGATAAAGTAACAAAAATCAAAATTTCAGAAATGATTAAGTTATTTAAATCTGATAAATTTATGAAAGAGAATAGTGAGAAGCAAGTTTCAGTTTTAATGCTTACATATGAATTGTTAAAGGAAATTAGAAATGTCAAATCAACTAGAAGCATTAAAAAATAAAATTAAGGAAATACTCTCCGAACTTAGAGAAGAAGAGGAAGAGATAAAAAAAGAAGTAACCACAACAGGTGATGTTGCTGGGTATGATACTCCTAGAGCTTTTTCAAAAGATGGCAAACATACATCTGATTATGTAAAAAGAATGGCTTCTTTGACTGGATACACATCCCTTAGTGAAAATAGATTACATAGATTAAGATTAGACCAGACTTTAACCCCCAATCAAAAGATAGGGTTGGGTATTAGAGAAACTCGTAAAA